CCGGTGCGCAACGGCATCAATCTCTACCACAAGGATGATCCCAGCAGCAAGGGCGCGGTATCGCGCATTGGCAATCTATGGCTATGGACGCGATATTCCTACCATCTGAAAAAATGGATCATCAAGCTGGAGTGGCGGGTGATAGGCCGAGAGTATCAGGTGACCCCCGTGGTCACAAAGGATAACCTAACATGAACATAATATGGCACGTTTGCCTTGAGCCCATCGAACAGAGATATTCTCAACAATGGTATACCGCAATACCAGAAAGTCTTCGCCAACTGGCAAGCTCGCAAAACATCGCAGTAGAGGTGGTGACAATTGACGGCGAGGCACCAGCAAGCGACAGCGCAACGCCAGGAGCGTTCCTGAACTTTGCTGCAACAAACGCCTACAAAGCCAGCCAGATCAGTCGCATCAGCGAGTTGTTCGCTCATGGCCGGGTGCAGGCAGGTGACGTATTCTTGATTACAGATATATGGAATTTTGCCATCACTGCGATCAAATATATGAGTGAACTTCTTGATATCCCAGTCAAGATACATTCAATAGCACACGCTGGTGCTTACGACCCCACAGACATCCTGGGCATGAAGATGAGCAAACCTTGGCCATGGCATCAGGAACGGGCTTGGTATTATGCATGTGATCGAACCTGGTATGCAACAGATTTTCATCGTCAAATGTTCCTGCGCAATCTAAACATTCCCACAGAGGATCATGGTCGTGCATTTGTAAGTGGACAGCCACATAGTGAGATCATCAAGAGCATGGCAGCTATGCCATCACAAAGCAAGCAAGGTGTAATCTGGCCACATCGATACAATCCAGACAAGCAACCCCAGATTGCAGAAAATCTCGCAGGATATACATCAGAGCCCTGGTGTATCACACAGAAACTCAACCTCAGCAAGGCAGACTATTACGTCAAGCTGGCTCAAAGTCAGGTGTTGTTCAGTTGCAGCTTGCATGAGAACCTGGGCATCAGCATCATGGAAGGTGTGTTGGCTGGTGTGATCCCTGTGCTGCCAGCTCGTTGCAGCTACACTGAGATGTATCTGCCCGAGTTCCTGTATCCCAGCAAATGGACACAGGATTGGGATCATTATTTGCAGTATCGAGACGAACTTGTGGCGTTTATTCAGCATCGCATGGACAATCCGGAATATTATGCTGCTGCCCTGCAAGCTCAGCTAAAGATACTTGAGGATCGATATCTCAGTGCTGACAAAATGTATCAAAGCATGCTGGCAGATATTGTCTCAGCGCAACAAACAAAGTAGACTGTGACATGACAAATACTCCCTTTCACATCCCTGTGGGCATAAACCCCCAAGCCCGAGACTTTGCAAAAAGTCAAAAGGACTTTGCCGTTTTTCTACCATCAATCAGCAGCATCTATGCACGTCAAGTCAGTACCCCACCCGAAAGGCAGATTGCCAGTCTGCCCTTGGGCCTGCATGACTTGAACTTCCTGGAACCTGATGGCAATTTGTTTTATTACCCAGCCGCGCTGTATTCCAGCGGTCACAGTGTGTGGGATCTGCCACAGAGCGATATCCAGGAAGCCATGGTGCAAAAACGCGACAAGAACCGCACGGTGATCGTGGGCGACTCGGGCGGATATCAGATTGCCACGGGCGTTCTCAAATGGCCCTGGCAAAAGAAAGCCAGCCAAACTGATGCAGAGTGGGGCCGTGACAAAGATGCCATTCGCATGCAGATCCTGCGCTGGCTGGAACACAGCACCGACTACAGCATGGTGCTGGACGTGCCCACAGGCAGCTTGCTGAAGTTTGGCAACGATCCTGTAACAGGTGAAAACCTACATCCTGGTGTGAAAAACTTCCGCGATTGCCTGGATCGCAGCATGGAAAATCACGACTTCTTTATCAAGAATCGTCGCGAGGGTGAAACCAAGTTCATGAACGTTTTGCAGGGCCGCAACCAGGAAGAAGGAGACATCTGGTGGGATGTAGTGAAAGACTTGCCCTTTGAAACCTGGGCGTTCTCCAACGTGCAGGCATCAAACTTTGCCATGAACCTGCGTCGCATCATCATCATGAGAGACGGCAAATATCTGGATGGGCGTGACTGGATCCACTATCTGGGTAACGGCAAGATCAAAGCTGGCTGCGCCATCACAACCCTGCAACGTATGTGGCGCAAGCACATCAACCCCGAAGTCACACTGAGCTATGATGCTGCATCGCCGTTTGTAAACGTAGCCAAAGGTCACATCTACTACAGTTGGGTAATTGACGACAAGCACATGGCCTTCAAAGGCGGCAGCATGCCCGACGACAAAGCACTAAAAGGCAGCACAGAACTGTTTGGAGACTGGGTCACACGACATAACACTCGCTGGCCTCAGCGTCCCAGCACCATTGGCAAGTTATTGCCCATAGGGGATTTGTGTGTCAAGGGCTATCAGGATCTCAAATTCAAGAAGCAAGCCTTTACCAAAGCCGAGCTGATCACAGCCGAGTATCTCAATAGTCCAGAAGGCTTGGCTGGGGATCAATTTAGATACAGCAAAGAGTATCGCGACTACATGCAGCATGCCAGTCATGGCTTGTTTGAATGGGATCAGCGCGAGTGGGCCGAGCATGAAAAATATCAGGTCAAGTGGCCCAGCAGCCTGGACGGACTCAGCTATGTTTTGGCCATGCATCACAATGTGGAGATCCACATTGACGCCATCCAGAATGCCTGTGCTGCACAGGATTTGCCACTGTCACATGCCCGGCACCTGGTGACTCCTGACTTGCTGGAGTTTGCAGGTGGGCTTTGCGAAGAGATCTTGACGTCAGAACGTCCCATGGAGTTGATCGACAAGCATGCCAAAATGCTCAGCAAGATCACTGGCATGGATGCAGACAATCGAATCCACATGGAAATGGAGAATATATTATGACAAAAACATTTGCCGATCACGCACAAACATACTTTGAAAGATATCGAGCCATTGTGGGAGAAATTCATGAAACCGAGGCTGCCATAGTGCAACTGCAACGAAAACAACAGGAGTTGCAGGCTCAACGCGCACACATGAGCCATGTCATTGTGAATCACATCGACACTGGAGACGACATCATGATGTGTGTCATGAAAGCGGAGAAGACGGATGCAGCAGAAGACTGCGCAGTGGCATCGCTGAATACCCCTTTTGGAAAAATGAGGCCCCTCTCAGCTTTCGGTGGGAGTACATTGACTGCATTGTCCACATCCTATCCATATGAAGCAGGTTCAGATTACAGCTCAGCTATGCCCACCACATCTGCCCTGGCCGCTGGGCTGGCACAATCCGCGCATCATGGCCATTGGACCAAGGTGGACATGGGCATGGGCACAGTGGACCTCTATTCATATGCAAGTAAAAATGGCAAGGCACAGCCTTGATTATCTCACTACCATACACTAAACTATTCACAACACTGTATTCACAACACAAGCAAGGAAACACCACGTTGACTATTAGCCAAGTTTTAAAAAATCGTCTGCAACAGGCTGGCAAACGATTTTCATGTAACGACAACATCAGCGATGTTATGCAGCCAGGCGACATTGATCTCTTGGTTGACGAAGTCACAGACCGTTTTCAAGATGTGCTGGACAGTTTGGTTATCGACACTGTGAACGATCACAACACACAGGAAACAGCACGGCGTGTGGCCAAGATGTTCTGCACTGAAGTATTCAGCGGCAGATATTTGCCAAAGCCTCGTGTGACAGCATTCCCCAATGCCAACAGCTATGATCAGTTGTATGTGACTGGACCTATCACTGTGCGCTCTACATGCGCCCATCATTTCCAGACTGTTAGCGGCAAGTGCTATATTGGTGTATTTCCGGGAAAAAACGTCATTGGTCTCAGTAAGTTCAATCGCTTGGTTGAGTGGTTAGCTACCAGGCCCACTATCCAAGAAGAACTCACAGTTCAGATTGCCGACTTGATCCAAGCTGAGACTGAAGCCGAAGGTGTTGCTGTGTTGGTGCAAGCTGAACATGGCTGCATGACACAGCGCGGAGTCAAGGAGCATGAGAGTGACATGTCTACATCAATTATGCGTGGATGCTTCCGTGATGATCCAGCCCTCAAGCAGGAGTTCTTCCACATTGTTTCAAGGATGAAGTAATGACCATATACAAATATTCTAGCACAAAAGAATACTTCGACGCCTTTCCCTGTGCCTATCGGCAATGTCAGACTGTAATTTCATTGAGGTAGAAAACATTTAAATCCACCATAGTTTGATAAATAAAGTTAGACTACGGAGATTTCAAATGTATTATCTTATGATTAAAGAGATTGAACAAACAGGGTTAAAATACCTGTGTAAACGAAAACAATACGCCGATCCGTTAGACCACATAAAATACAAGGGGTCAGGTAAACTATGGAGACGCACATTAAATGCTCATCCAGAATACACTATAAAAACAACGGTGCTGGGGCTGTATGATAAAGATGACTTGGTAAAGTATGGCCTATACTATAGCAATCTATACAACATAGTAGAATCAACTGAATGGGCAAACTTAATGCCCGAAGTTGGCGATGGAGGACAAACTCACAAGGGAACACATCCTTTTAAGCACACTGAAACCGGATCTATCGTCTACAGAGCAGAATGCCCAGAAGGATATGAACCATATTTCAACACTCAAACAGAAACTCGTGTTATACATGATCCCGTGACTGGAGAAATTAGGAAAATAAATCCGTCGGACAATACTCCCGAAGGCTGGGTTGATGGTGGAGTTAAGGGTAAGTTTTCTTATGGTCCACGCAAAGGACAAACAAAGGTGTATCATAATGGAAGCAAAAAGATTTATGTTAAACACAGTGACCCAGTCCCGGATGGGTTTGTGCCCGGAGTTCATTATGAGGGCATCACTAAAGGGAGAGTCGGTTGTTATAACCCAAC